CGCCTATTGTATATCTAAAACATGCGCCGCTAGGCTGCGACATTTTGTCACGCCCCATATCTAGGGGGTGGGGGGTCGTCTGCCATACTACATGTTGTATGTCCGTGCTCCAAGGTACCCTACCCGCCGAAGGCGGGTGCGACATTATGCCACATGGACACAAGATGTTGTGTCAGGGAACACGTACCACGCGCAAGATATTGTGTCAACCCGCAAGATGTCACACCCAAAAAAGAACCAAAAAAAAGCCCCGCGTAAAAACGCGGGGCGTGAAAATATTTACTAGTTACGCGGTGAGTTTAAACGGTTTCCGTATCGTGTAACAAGTCAAGAAAATCGCGGGCAACGTACCGCGGGATTTCTGATCGAATACCACGTAGAGCGCGGGCAATTGTCCCGCGGTCGTGGTTTCGATGTTTAATGAATAATTGAACCGCGGTAGAACTATAAATTTTATCAACCGCAATTTGACCGTCTAAAAATTTTTTAACGTTTAAAATTTTCAACGGCTGGATATATGTATTTTTAATCATGGGATTATAATATATAAATATAATTAATTGTAAATAGTTATTATGAAAGTTTTACAAGGGCAACGGATCAGGGGGCGGGGCTAGTTTTGTTTTAAAAATAGCCCGCTTTTTATGATCCCATACAATGACAATTATTTAGGTTTATAATATAAAAATTAGGATTAAGAGCGCCAATATAACGACGCCCCAAAAATTAAAGAACATAAAAAACAATTAAAGCCCTCCGAATATACCGAATAAATAAAACGTTAAAGAAATACTAAAAATAAATAATGAGTTATTCATGTCCAATATCTCCCGCTATATGATGCCGAATAAACGTCCCATGCGGTAACGTCTTAACCCATCCCGCCAAGCGCTCAGCGTCCGAATAACTGGACTTGTTGCGCTTCTGCGTATCTTGCCAAGCGAAACGCGTATGTCCTGAATTAGCATAACAACCGCCCTTGAAACCGTTAACGCCTATTTTCTTTTTTTGGTTACCATGCGCAACAAATTTAATTATATAATTGCGCTTAAGCCTAGCGCATAACGGGCGCCCGCTTCCGCAGTTACGGCAATTCATTTTTTCATTATACTCAGCGGGACAACGTACAAATCTAACGCCGTCAAGATTGTCCATTTTATCAGCCATAGACGCGGGCGCGGTGAAAACGGTTTCCTTGCCCGCCTGATAACTTTCAAGCGCGTCTTTTATTGTATCCGTTGATTGGTTAATTACAGTCTCATTTTTATTATTCGCGGGAATATCTTTAAAATGCGAATACGTCCAAGACTGACCGCCCCTAACAACCGCTTTTTTTAACGCCTTTAAATAAACTTGATCAATTTTATTTGATCCATGTTTTTCAACTGGTTTTAATGGGCAAGTATTGGGACAAGTAGAAAAAACATCACGCCCGCCCGCTCTGTACGTCGTAGCAATTGCGCCCGTTTTTTTATTTGTAGAATTATTAATTAATTTGATCATGGTGGGATTATACCATTTTTATGGGATAATAAAAAGAGTTTAAAACGTTGTATTTTTACAACAAAAAAAAGCGGGGGAATAGTTCCCCCGCCGTCAAATTATTAAGCGACTAATTTCAACGCTTGAGTCATTGCGGTGTTTTTCACGTTGTCCATACCGTTATTAATAAAAGTATTTTTTAAACGGTTATCAACTGAATTATGCCCGCCCCTTAAATGGTCTTCGTTATAAGTTACACAATTAAACGCTTTCCATGCGGTATCTTTTCGGACATGGTTACCAGTATTCTGCAATTTGTAAATCTTGCCATTACTTTCAATGACATCATGCCAAACACCGTAACAACGTTTTACTTGCGTTAAGTTAGGCGCATCCAATCCAGTCATTGCGTTATAATCACCCTTTGAACTTTCAAAAGAATTGAGCGCCTTTGGTGAATAAACAAGTAAAAAATATTTAAGCATTTCACGCTCATTTAATTGAACGCTATCAAGCGCCTGCGCCTGCTCTTTATATTCCTCGTTAAATCTTAAAGCTTCATTAACTTTACTTATAACCATAGACTCGATTTGATCGTTATATTCAACGCGGTGAGATAATTTAACAAAAAATTGATCCCTATCTTTTAAAGCCTGCATGAAAGTATTAGAGCACCAAATATCAATATTTGTAGTATTGATTGAATTCACGTCGCGCCCTGTATGATTAGTATTTAACATTAAATAATTGTTAACTACATCATCACCAATATTAAACCCGCCGTTAGTTTTTGCCAATAACGTGACACGCTTGCCCCCGTCGTAGTCAAAAGCATGCTCAAACTTAACGCCCGCAATTTTTGAGAAATGATCACCAAGTTTTGCCATATTCTCATTTTGGTTGACATGGTAAGAATTAGTTAAACCGCTAACAAGTACGTCTTCAGCATTGTCTTTTTTTCTTACCAATGAAAAAAACTTTTCACTATTTTGAAAAGTATTATCTGAATTAAGAAAAAATACTGGTTTTTTTGTAACAGTCCAATCCAAGCCCGCATTGCGCAATAATTGCGTTGCGGTTAAACCCTCGTTTACGGCGTTGAATTGTTTTAACCCCTTACCGCTTAAATCAAGTATTGATTGCCATTCGTAATTTTTTTCAATTTTCATGATTACCTACTTTCTTTTATTATTTTTAAAAGTATCCTATATTTATGGGATAATGTCAACAAATAATTTTACGGTCTATTAATTAAATTGATCCAATCAGGAACGGGACAAACAACAAACAAATATTTATTATTACCACCGCCAAAAAAAATTTTAAACTCATGGTACAAACTTCATTAATTCTTGTAATTTATGAAAGTATAATAATCTAAATTCAAAATTTTCTGCGGTTAACATCGCATGCCTTAACCATCCAACCCTATTCCAAAATAAACTTTCAGACATAGGGATGGATACATAGTTTCCTGATTTATATGTAATGCTCATAAGCTACGCCGTAACGGCTGATAATTTTGGCGTCGGTTTCACTAATATCTTGTTTACAATAAATAGAGATCAGGCGGGAACCGTCCCAAAATAGTCCCTTCTGTTTATCATCCTCGAAGCCTTTGATTTCTTTTACGTCTTGTTCACCAAACCAAAAATGATTAATAATCTCATCGTCTGAATATTTTTTTTCATAAATGCCATGATCGGTATATTCAATCTCACCCTCAATGATTTCAAATGTAACTAATTGTTTCGTCATCTATTAACTCCCCTTGTTCAAAAAAGTATTTTGCATTTTTATCAATACTTTCCTTTATGGTTTTATATTTTTTAACGGTGTAATTACTACATAACCAACAAAGAGATATTTTATACAAATCATTAGTATGATCCAATTGTTTAAAAATATATTCAAGTAAAGACTTTTCGTCTTTTAAAACATTTTTTGTTAAGAATTTTAATCTGAACCAATCCTGCTCGTGATTATCAAAAGAAGCAATTACATCTAATTCTAAATTTTTTACAAACATTTTTATCCTTTCTGTTTATCCTAATAACATGGGATTATATTTTTGTCAAATCTTTTTGGGGGCTTTTTTGAGGTGCCCCCCTTATCGTCTTACACACCCTGAGAAGTATCGCGGTCTAATTAAATTACCTCACGATAAAATAATTATCTTATGTAAACAAGACTCGGGCTTTTAAAAATTAAGGCTACGACCCAAACCTTCATAAGCTTTCGACGTTTAAGCTACGCTTCTCGTGAGTAGGCGTTTAACCGCCTGCTTTTGCCTTACATATACCTCTGGCTCAATGCAATAGTCTGTTAACTTCTGCCTTTCCTACTCATTCCCGCGAGGAAACTTTTATTGGGCGGTGAATTCGTTCGCAACTGATCTATTCACGCATTAAGTGTATTAACCTAGGATTACGATTACACACCCAAATAAATTCAATCAAAGAACCTTGCGCATCCTCCACTTGCTACAAGGATTAAGTGATGTCCCTTTCACCAATAGATTCTATCTTGTTGGTGATGTGGATAGGGCTACACATACTTTGATCTATTACGTTTTAGGTGGGGGAAAACGCACAAAAACCCAGAGTTCCTTACTTAACGATTTGGTACCCCGAACTAATCGCATAAAGATAAAAGAATATACAAGCCTTGAAACCGTACTAACAAGTCCGACCCAGTATATCCACAGTCGGCAGTATTTTGATATCTTTATTATTACATCATACGTCGTTAATGAATCAATTCGCTCAGTATGATATAAAGCTACTATCTCATATTAATGGGACAAAGTCAAGGTCTAAAATGACACACTAACAATGACCAATCATATGGTGGTTTTAAAGTGATCAAACTATCTGTTTCAAATCCGTCCCCCGCTAATAATCTAACGGTGGAATTATCAAATAATTTAATCTCTTTAGTTTTTGTATTTTTTACAAGAATGAAACTTTTACCGCCGTGAGAACTTCTATTGTAATGCCATGAAATTTGAGTAGGGGACAACCGCACCTTATTGGTCGTTGTAATTTTTAACTCTACCCAAAAGTCATGACCTTCGTACAAACCGTTCAAGTCTGGAATTCCACCACCGTGTCTATTTTCAATTCTAGTCCACAAAACTTGAGGCGTATTAGTCTTTAATTGTTTATAGAAATTACTTTCGCTCACTTCTTAATCTCAACGTCGTCAAGTATTTCTATATCCCCTTCTTTATCATCCCAAAAAGTCCAATGATTTTCTTGAACGTCACAAAATGCTTTTGTGCGGGCGTCTTCTTCGTTTTCTGCTTCAATCTCACGTTCGTAATAGATTTTTTCAAAACCAAATACTTTAAACTTACTCATGATTATGCCCTTATAATTGAATCTATTTTAGCGTTATCTAAGATCCATTCACTAGCAAATTTTGAATTAGTCTGTAGTTTTATGTAAGTGTCCTCGTCTATTGTGATCGAACAAAAGTCAACATACCACGTTGGTGGTTCAACGTAATACTCTGATTCAAATTTTTCTGCCATGATATACCTTTCTAGAAATTCGCTGAAGGCGTGGGATTAGTTTCTCACCCACAAGCTTTCGACTACAGATGAACATATCTCCATGTCTACTCACAACCACCCTTGATTACCTCAGGCATTTGCCCATACTTCATCTCAAGTGTACCTTACCCCTCTGTTAAAGAGTTGTTCAGTCAGCCGATACCGAGAGCTACTCTGTATCACGAATAAAAACATTATCCCATATTAAAGGGATAATGTAAATAGTTATTTCTGTCGCACTTAGTCTTTTGTTAAAGACTTGATCTCGTCAATTAATTGATCGCGCTTTTGTTTCACGATGTCAATTATCTCGCTTGAAAATTGAAAACATAATAATTGAACGTCGTGATGATTCAGATCATTAGCTGATATGCTTCTATGATTACCAAATTCAGAACACTTCTTTAGAAAGTTTTCTACACGTTCTAAATCATACTCCATGTCCTCTTTCGCGCTTTGATAATATGAACTTACTTTTGACATATGATTACCTCCTTACAGTCTTTCAGTTACTAAAAATTCATCAAATGAATATTTATGTATTGCACTCTTATCACCTATTATTCGTTCCCATACTTTAATAAATCGTTCCTCTGAAAAACCTGACGTCCAAAATTTATGAAATAATTTTGTTATCTTGTCTTGTATTTTCTGAGGCAATGGCGGATACATATTTGTATTTAAGTGAAAATGTAGTGCCGTATGTAAATCATCGATAGAATAACTATTCTCGATGATATCTCTTGCCATGTTTCTTCCCATGCTTTCTCCCTTCTATTCGAAATAATATTTAGCTTTTTTTCTGTTCTTATAATTATGAACATGCAAAATGCTTCTAATGTTATCATCAACCTGATAACAGTTTTTCCACTCGTATGGATACTTCTCGAAGTTTGAGACGAATTTATAAACGTCAAAGTTTTCCATTCTTCTTAACTTCATCAATGCACGTATAAAGTATTGACGGTTCCAAATCTTGTCATCAATCTTAGAATTTGCTAACATTGATATTTGAATTTTAACTTTCTCAAATACTTCATCACTAATTAGAAGTTCACCATTATTGAATGCTCTGCTATTAACAACGCACTCACCGTCTTTTGAAAACTCCTCACAAGCTTTCAATACAAATGAATGAGATACACCCATGTTTACTAACTGCATATATCTCTCATAATTGTCATCATATTCTGTGGCTGAATATGAATTTCCAACATCAGTAGGAACCCAATTCTTTTGGTTCTTGTTTATGATCCTGATCGCTTCTAATAAGTCACGATGGTTCTTATACTCTTTGTTGTGAATCATATAACGAATTGGGATATTTAGTTTTTTACAAACTTCAGTTCTGTGTTGCCCATCCATTATATACCACTCACGCTTTTTCTTATCGAAATAAATTAGCACAGGGGTAGTTAGTCCAATCGCATCAATATCTTTAGCTAGACTAGTTACCCTTTCTTCTCTTATAGGTCTATTACCTCTGATTAAGTTAAACTTAGAGTAGTCTGTTGTTGTGTATACTTCTTCTCTTGCTCTCATTTATACCTCTCAACTATTACAAAAGGGAAAGAATATTTATCCATCCCTTGTTCTTCTAATTTCTCAAGAAGTTTTGAATTAAATTTTTTTATTTCCAAATAAGTTTTAAGTTTAAGTTCCTCGAACTTACCAACTTCTTGCACAGTTACTTTTGATGTCATGATGACCTCCGCTTATTACTTGACATCCCATTATAATGAGATAATATCAGATGTCAAGAAAGGATTAATTATGTTTTTATTTCTATTTAAGTTTATAACTTTTATCGCTCTGACTCTATTTCTACTGTTGTTGTATTATCTTCTATAACGTCATACTCACCATTAACAATCAGTCCTTCTCGAAGCTCTTTCAATTTAGCTTCGAGCTCAGGTCTGCTCATCTTATCTAAACTTCCCGTCACCACTTCCTTACGATCAACATATAATCCGACGGCTTGTCCTCTACGATACTCAGCATTTATCGCCGCCGCGAACTGACCATTCTCGACCGCCATATCTCTCAACCGTGCCATCTCTCTCATGTGCTTTGTTACATCAAGCTTAGATGCTTCTGCATATTCTCTCTGTTTCAGTTCAATGGCTTCTACGACTTTAGGATAATATCTTGGGTTTCTTAAATTGCATGCTGCCGTCGTGGCAGATTTACCAGAGTATCCTGCTTCTCGAGCACATTCGGTAGGAGTCAATCGACCGTTTGCTTTGCAAAAGATTTCTACAAAGGCTTGTTGTCTATTTGATAGACCTGATCTATTTCTAGGCATGTTTAGTTTTATATACTATTTTTCTGCTTTTCAAAATCTCTATATATATTTTAAAAAGTATATATATATTTAATTTTTCTAATTCGTGAGAGAAACCTCAGATAGTGATGGGATTGTATGGGAGAAAGGTTACGTCGGTTACGTCAAGGTTACGTCTAAAAAAGGCAAAAAGTAACCATAAAAAGATAGTGTTTTCAATGACTTAATGTAAAAGTTACGTGGGTTACGTCATTTTTGAAAAAAATTTCATTTTTAATTTCAAAAAAACTTTTTAAAAGTTCCATGTGCCATGATCCGCGTAACTTGATCAAGTCCTCAACGGAAGGTATGACTCAAGCTATTGAGGACCTGAACAAGATAATTACAAATTTAACTAGTTCCGCGGGCACCTTAAGCTGTCCCATACCTAGCAAAACAGCAGTGTTTTACACAAGCGCTACGTATTACACCGTTTCGTGTCCCTCACGATGGCGAACCTCACCGAATTTTGTAATTATTTTTATATCGGCGTCCAAAGTCTGGTTCCTAGAGGCTTTGCGTCCTCGTGGCTACATCTTGGTTTCCGTATATCATTTTCCAACGGACCAGCCACCGATATGATCTTAGTATCCCACATTATTAGGATAATGTCAAGAAAAAAATAAAAAAAGTTATCCCATCTTTTTACAAGTTATCCACAGAAA